TAAGCAGCTACTACGAATAGGATGTTTAAGACAGAGAACGAACCTCTCGCTCTTCTAGTCGAAATAACTCCTCGTTTAGCAAAAAAAAGATTCCGACAAAGTATATACGAAGCCTGGAACCACATGTGTGCTTATTGTGGCAAACCGGCCACTTCATTGGACCATGTTGTTCCCAAATTCAAATCAGGCTCTTCTAACCGTCACAATCTGGTGCCAGCTTGCCGTTGCTGTAACCACCATAAAGGTTCAATAGATATGGAAGAGTGGTATCAGCAACAAGATTTTTTTAGTGAAGAACGTCTGGCAGATATTATTAGCTGGACAAAAGGCGATAAAATAGAGTTTATATCAGAAATTCCCCTAGATAATCTAGGCTGTGCGTAATGGCATCATATCTTAATGGTAAGTGGTCTAATCTTAACCTGGCTACTAACCAGAGACGTACAGGAAATAATCCATATTTAAAAGGAGAATTTACATCACAATTCCCCGATAAAAGTGCATCAGATTGGGAGCAATTTTGGCCTGTTAGTAGTGGTGCTGGTAATTTTATTACTAATGGAGGTAGCTTTGCTAATTGGGTAACAACCACAAATGATCCTAATAATAACGATTGGCCTCGTTGGACTTTAAAAACTGATACAAGTGAATGGGCAGATCAGTTTCCTGATGATAGAACCACAAGTCGTACAATTTATGTTGCTTATGACAACAGCACAGATACATACACAGGAGGTATTGGTTACACCAAAGAGGAAGCCAAACAGGGAGGCGGAAACAAAGTTATTAGATTAGAAGTTAATAATGAAACCAGTGGCCTTAGAGGCCTTTTAAAAGATCAAAAAGATCCTAGCGGAAATCCTATTAGCGGCCATAAAAATGTTGTAGATGCACTTCGTGAACGGCGGGATGAGCTTAGAGAAAATAACAGATTAAATGAGCAAGCAGAAGGTCAACGCCAAGCGGCGATGGACAGCTGGAACCAAACCAATGTATATCAACCAGCAAATACTTATTCACAACAACATAACTCTACAGGTCAACAATGGAGAAGTGATTCAGCTACTGCATACAACGAAAGTTTAGATGCAGATGATGGTCCTAGACAAGCAGCTGCTGATAACGCTAATGCCCAGGGTGAAGTTGCATATAACTATGCGAACGGTCTAAACAATTGGAGCAAATCAGCTAGTGATTGGGCTAAAGGTTCTCAAACGGGTCTTTATACAGAAAATAGATCACATATTTTTGCTAACAATGGATTGAGAGGAAGCTTAACAAGTTTTGCAAATTCTATTAATCAACAAGCAGCTAACGCTGGATTAGGCGTACTCATTGATGCTAATACAATCAGTGAAACGCTCAATGGAATGAAAAATTCCTATGGAGCATATTATGCGAACGAAAGAATTGATAGTTGGAATGGTCAAACTGATGGGGGTACTTATGACTTAATTGGTCAATTTGATAATCAATATTATTTAAATCAGTATGGAGACAGCCGGGGAATTAATGAAAAATGGGCTAGAGCTGTTCAATATGGAGATCCAAACTCTCCTCTTGATCCTAATAATGATCTTGATGTTACAGCTCGATTTGGCAGCATACAAAACCTTGCTTGGTATGACTATAGCAATGGCGGTAAAACCGATGGAGCCCGTGGTTCAGAAGCTAGCGAAACTACACAAGCAGATAACTATAACGAAAGTTGGGATAGTAAAACTGATGCAGAAAAAGCTACTATTCGAGATCAAATTTTTGGATTAACAGGCGAAGGAGAAACAATTGAGTGGGGTACAAACATCCTTGATCCAACTAGTGATGCAACTGTTAGTTTTCTTGAAGGCAAAGTTGGTGAATTATTTGCAGCAGAAGATCTGGAACAACAAGATAAATTTGGAGGATTAGCTCAAGATGTTTTAAAGAAATCAGTTGATGAATTAAGAAAACAACAAGAAAACGAAAGACAAATGGATATCTTTCGTGGCCTACCAGGCTTCAGTGAAATTTATGATTCTAATAAAACTTTAGTTAATTCTTTACTTGGAGACAGTGGTATTGGTGGTTATCTTGGAATGATGGGAGTTAATACTAGAGACGTTGCTTCAAATTTAGAAGATCAAATTGAAGGTATTACAGGAATTAGCAATAACAATGCACAATTTAACTGGAATAGATGGATGGAAGGAGAACTTAAACCATATTATGAAAATCTTGACCGAATAGAAGGTATGCGTGAAGATGAAGCAGGAAATAAAGTTACTTATGATTTAACAGCAGAAGAAGGTAGACAGTTTATTACAAAGTTTATTGACGAATATATTACTCCTCGTTTTAATATGTCTAAGTCAATGTCTGAGTTTGTTAGTTACTTAGATACACTTGACGAAGATGAGCAGAATATTTTCCAAACACAGACTGCAATGAACAAGCTTCAGCAGACAGCAGAACTTAGTGCTAAGCAAAAATTTAACGAATTGGTTAATAGCTCTGATACTTCTGTTTTTGATGCTGATTATTACTTTGATCCAACAAGTGTTTTAGAAGGTGCAACTGCAGAAGAATTAGAAAATAACTACATGAATGTTGCTGATACATTGAAAAAATATGAAAGACAAAGAGATACTGTTAATCGAGATTGGGCTACTGCAAAATCTAATCCAAGTAGTAAAGCAGGTTTAAGTGGAACAGCTGCAGCTTATAGCTGGGAGCAGTGGGCTTATTTCTATGGAGTTGATATTAACGATAAAAATCAGTTTGCAAAATTGCATTTCCAAGTAACGGGTGCAATTAATCAATTTGATCCAGCTAAAGATATTGTCGGCTTTGATACAGTTAACAATTATTTTAAAGATGTTCTTCTTCCTTTAGTTGAACAAGAAAAAATTAGTTTAGATGATGCAGCATTTATGGAATTTGTTACTCCAGAAGAATTTGCAACTGCAATGTTAGATGGTATTGATCCTCTGGAAAATGAAGAAGAATGGAAAAAAGTTTTAGAACAATTTGGTATTGAAGATATGGATGCAAGTTTAGAAGAAGTCAAAGAATATATTAAAGAAGCATTTGAAACAGGTGAAGCTCAAGCCATTAGAGAAGGTATTAAATATTTAAATGAAAGAAAAGAAGAGATTAATCAAGAAACTCTTGGCGTTGATTATATTGAACGTGATCCTAAAGAAATTTTAGGTGAAGAAGGAGATATTGAAGTGGGCTCTCAAGCTTGGCGAGATTTAATGATAAGTTATAACTTATCTGGTGATTTAACTTATGCACAAGCAACAAATGCTTTATTAGACAGAGAAGAAATTGATGCAGAAACTACAAATCCTTTGTATGAGATTTTTTCATCAAATGGTTATGCTGGAACACAAGATGATTTTATAAGAGACTTTTTCCCTGATGCAAGTCGTGAAGAATTAGCAGACTTAAATTTTGTTGGTCAAGCTCTTCAAGGAGGTATGTCACTAACAGACATTAGCAGTGATCCATTTACAGCAATGAGCCAGTTTGAGGGCTTTCTAGGCGGCTCGGACAGAGATCTATATGGTGTAGATTCAGATCGTGATTTTGAATCAGAATCAAATTACTTTGATTTATTTCCAGATGAAGAAGACTATGCTAGTAATACTGGTCGTGGGATAATAGATTCATGGACAGGCGGATTGTTTGGGTAAATGTCTAAACACAAAAAAGCTGCTTCTGCAGCTAAGCTACATAAAGACAAAATGGCTTGTAATAAGCCACGTCGTACACCAGGACATAAGACTAAATCCCACGTCGTAAAAGCTTGCGAAAACGGGAAAGAAAAAATAATTCGTTTTGGTCAACAGGGTGTGAAGGGCGCTGGCAAGAATCCGAAAACAGCCAAAGACAAAGCACGTAAGAAGTCATATTATGCACGTCATAATGCACAAGATAGCAAGCCAAGTAAGATGAGTGCGAGATACTGGTCGCATAAAGTCAAATGGTAAATGTAGAACTGGAAATGTCTATTGAAGACTGTCGGGTTTTATATCAAGCAGTTTGTGATGCCATTAAATGGTGGCCTGGATCTCCGGCACGTCCACCAGAAGAACAAGAGAAATTGCAACAAATGAAACTATTTTTGTTTAGTATTATGTGTGAAGCTTCTTTAGATCTATGAACAAAAGCGGTAGTTACGTTGTTGGAAAGCCTAAAAAAACTAATCAAGGACAGGGCAAACACTCTAGGCCAAATCATGGCCGCAAAAAAACGCGAGGCCAAGGAAAATAATGCTTTATTGTACTTATAATGGAAGTAAGTATGGTTGAAATTTATCTGAAATGACATTAAAGATGGAGCCAAATAAAACTGAACCCCTTGGTTTACCAGGCACTGCACGACAGCTTGCCGCTGGTGCAGCGTCTGCTAATACTGCTTTAAGCGCAGGAGTATTTCGAATTTCAATTAGAGCAAGCAGTGCTGATATTCGTTTTGAAATTGGCTCTGGTGCTCAAACAGCTAGTGCAACAACGTCTCATTTCATTGCTAAAAATGAACGATTAGATTTTACTATTCCTTCAAATCCGAATATTGCAATTATTCGAGACGCAGGAGTCGATGGAGTTCTTGAAGTAACGGAGCTTCTTTAATGCGATTAAGAGGAACACGTCTTTCGGGAACAGGTGAAAATTCTTCTGTTGTTGATCCTATTACAAATGAAGATCCATCTTTAGATCTTAATTTTGCAGAAAATAAAAGCCTAATTGATGATGTAAGTGGTAATAACTTAATTACGTTTACCCGTTCTAGTAGTGCAACGTTTGTTGGTTCAAATGGATTGATTCAAACTGCAACTACTAATACACCACGCTTTGAATACTCAGCAACAGGCGAAAGCCTTGGACTGTTGCTGGAGGAAGCTAGCACAAATATAATCAATAGTAATTACACCACAAGTAGTCCTATTGGTGGATCAAGTTTGTCTGAAGATCCTGCAATTACTAATCCTGATGGAACAGCAGTCGCGATAAAAGTTACAGCACTTGCTAATAATTCAAGGCATGAAATCCAGAAAACTTCAGGCCCTCCAGCTACTACTCATACACATAGTGTTTTTGTAAAAAAAGGAAATCATCGTTATGTTGGTTTAGCTCAAGGCGGAGCCTCAAATAACATTCATATGATTTTTGATTTAGATACAAAAACTATAACCGATACCGGCGCTGTTAATAACGGCACTTTTGAATCAGCAGGATTTGAAGAATACGCTAATGGCTGGTTTAGATTGCATTTAGTTGGAACAACAGGGGGAAGCACTTTACGAACATTTATGGCTCAAAATGACCAGCAAGACGGCTTAGCCAACTGGACAGCCACTGGCAATGAGTTCTTTTATATTTGGGGAGCGCAGAAAGAAGCCAAAGCATTCCCAACTAGTTTTATTTCGAGTACAAGCACTGCAACCCGTGCGGCTGATGTTGTTGAAATCACTGGCACTAACTTTAGTAGTTTTTACAACACAACTGAAGGTGTCTTTTTTTTAGAAAACGCTTATGCAGATTTAGCTAGCAATCCGTTTGTTCTTGATTGCAGCGATGGAACTTCAAACAATAGACACAGCTTGTTTTATATTTCACAAGCCAATCCTGTAGGGCTTAGAGGTAGGACAAGAGTATCGGGTGCTGACCAAGACCAGCTTCAATTTCCAGTTCCAGCAGCTGGAGTGTTTGCAAAAACAGCTTACTTATACAAAGAAAATGATTTTGCTATGACGTTGGGTGGCGCAAGTGTAGCAACTGATAATAATGGACTAATTCCAACAATCGACAGAGTTACTATTGGTGCTACCTTTGCTAACTCTTCTCCTTGTACCGGACACATTAAACGGATGGCTTACTTCTCAACTCGTCTATCTAATGAAACACTACAATTAATCACTTCCTAACTATGTCAGAAGAAATTATTGAAACTCCAGTACCTGGGCCATACTTCCGTTTTGCTGACGAAGCAGCATGGATTACCGCAGCAAAAACTGCTGGCTTTTATGTCACTGATCCTGATACTGGAACTGAGTTGCTCAAGGCTTATACATCAGACCATGCTATAGATGTAATTGGTATTATTTCTGAAGGTGGTGAATGGGATGATAATGATAATGAAATTGAAGCACCGACTGTGTTATCTGGATGGCATGTTAATGCATTAGGTTCTTTACCAGATTGGGAAGAATTTGAAGTATTTCCTAATCCACCTTATAGAATTTTCTTTACTTAGCTCATTAAAAGAAAAAATAATATATAGTGTAGAGGATATGTGGTTGTTTGATGTATCAGTATTCACCTGCTTTGCTTGAAAGTTTATTAATTATTAAAACCTTTGAAGGGTTTAGTGAAAAAGCTTATGCGGATCCTGATACACATGGCGCTCCTTATACCATTGGCTATGGCACTCAATATTATCCAGACGGTAGTCCAGTCAAACAAGGGCAGTACGTCACTAAAATAAAAGCACTGGAATATTTAAAGCACGAAGTTGAATTAATTGCTAGGCAACTAGAAGAACTCAACCTCGGCCTGGATGAAAGCCAGACAGCAGCTTTAATTTCATTTGCCCATTCTGTTGGCTGGGATACCTTTCTTTATTCCAACATTATTGACAGTTTAGAAGAAGAAGATTATAGCGAAACGGTACAAGACATTAGCTGTTGGATTTTTGATAACGATCATAAAGTTGTTGGCGGTTTAATTGACCGTCGTCGTCATGAAGTCAAACTGTTTTTGAGAGAACAGGATGATTTGCATTCATCATCTAAAGACATTTTGCTAAAAGCTTTTAGAGAATATAGCGGATCTCGTGGGCAGGTTGATGCAATCAGACAATTACAAGAGGCCATTAACCCTTATGCTCTTTCGGTTTTTGCAAATGAGTATAATAACCACACCGAATTAGTTGAGTTTTCCGATAAAGAGTTACAGACAATCTACCAAGACTGGAAGTAGAATATCGATAGCAATAAGATCCGGCATGGAAGATAGCAGTCTTAAGCAATATGAGATGCCTTTACATCTACAGCTAGCAATGCGTAAAGCAGAACTTGCTACAGAGGAAATGACATGGGATCAGATGCGTATTGCGTTGCTGAATCTATACAGCAAAAGATTGATGGAAATTCAGGCAGTCAAAGACATCTTGGTTGCAGAAGGTGTTGATGTTGAATTCAACATCCCTTCAGATATTGAACTGCAAGAACTAGCCATTGCTAAGTTCATGATGGAAGCAGATAGAGATGAAATAGAAGAAGATGAAGAACCACCTGCACTTTTCAGTTAGAATTTAGTGATAGCAATAAGTTTATGCTGTCACATAACTACCGTTTGCGCCTGCAATTTATCTGTGATCGAATTTCAAAAGGAGAAGAAGTTCAACTAGAAGATATGATCTGGGCTGAGAAGTTAGCAAAAGCTAACAAATCAGCTCTTTCAATGATGAATCAAGCTCGCCGTAAAGCCCATAATCCTGATATGGCAGAAGGCGGTTTAGATGATTTCATGAACACCCTGGATCTTGGTGATCCAGATCCAGCAAATCATAGGACCACATTTAGTGGCCCTGATGATATTGCTCAGTGGTTTAGCCAAGAAAAAACTGACGATTGGCGTCAACGTGATTGATTAATCAGTAAAGAAGAGCCGCCTTCAATCTTTATTTAGCAGCACGCGTAGCACGCTTGTTACGCGCAGTTTGCCTGTCAGCTTTGCGCATGCTTCTAGTGTTTTTGATTTCTGCTTTTTTCATTCGTGCATTAGTTCTAGCAGCTTGACGCTCAGACTTTGGTGCACCACTGGCCCTGGCTGCTTTTAATTCAGCACGAAGGTCTTTTCTTTCAGAGCGCAATTTAGCGATTTGCGCTCTATATTCGGCAGCAGAAGGCATGAGTTTTAAGTAACTAAATATTATTCTAAATTAATTAGTCTGGTTAAATACCACTGCGCTTTTTGAAGTGACTCAATACCCCCTTTATGTTTTTCTCTCCAAACATACTTGGCTACGTTACCCTTTAAGTATCCTCTATATTCTTCTGGCGTTAGCTGCGCTTCAATGGCTTCGATACACTCAATACCGCCGTCAGTGTAATGCGAAGGATGATTGACATTATCAATTAAAACAGGACGTTCTTTTAAATCGTTACCGCTAGTATCAGTTGCCCAAGGGACTGGGCAAATACCCCCTGGGCAATCCATTACTTCTCCTTCAGTATCTTCTACGACCGGTTGAAACCAGCCACCATCCGGCGTTGGTTCTGCTTTGCTAATTCCATTTCCTCCGGCGATAACTGTCCCATGTCCACTACTAGTTGTCTCGGTTGTGGTTGTGCTCCATGCACAATCCCCTCTTCCACTGATGGAATCAGCCCTGTTACTCCGCATCTTGGTTGTGCCCTAGGATCTACTGCTAAGTTAACACGATCTGACATATTGTCTTGCGTTACTGCTAAACCAGTATTGTATTGATCGTACATAGGCACGTCATTAGTGGCATTAGCCAAGGGCTGACCAAACGTATCTAATGTAGTCATACGTTCTTTTAGGGTGTCGTTATTCCCCATAAACGAATCTAAAAAGCCCATTACTAAAACACAGTTTACCTTAATTATAATTGACACATGGCTTACTCACCCACCTACGATAGGTCGAAGGATTCTGCAAGTTCTGCTGGTTACGTTAGTGACGTAAAACCGGAGGCTGGTTATTCTCTTGACCTGAGAAACTTAGATCCTGAAGAACGACTGACTGCAAAGATTGGAGATGCTGCGGGTGAAGCTCAGCAGAATCGTGTTGAAAAGTCTTTGAGAGCAGCTCGTAGTGCTGCGAAATTCC